CGCCACTCGAAATTTTCAGTGCAGAATCGTTGTAACCAAGTTCTTTCATAACGTTGTAAACTACAGTCGTAGCAGCGTACCCTATCTCAATGGGATTATTCACATCATAACCAGAATAATCTCCTTCCATAATGTGGGGCGAGAAATCACGAAGCTTAGTGACAAGATTGTCACTTTCGCTATGCATATTGATTCCTACAGCGGTACAAAAGACTTCAGAATGTTCTACCATCAACGAATAGAAAGGAGACAACATTTGTCGCGATTCAATCAAGTGCTCCAATGGAGACATGTAAAACAAACGAGTAGCTCCTTTCAAACACTTATCTAACAATCGAGGCTCATCCTTAAGTTGAACCTGATAAATCGGCAAAACTGTATTTCCTTGTAGATACTCAGTATAATCATGTAAGATACTTTCTCTCATATCAGGCGTAGGAACTCTCGTTGTCTCGTCCACAAGGGGCAAATAAAGAGACTTAGAACCTGTCTTACCATGACCAGCTGAAGTGCTGGCATTTATACGCGAAATAAAAGGATCATTTTCTACACCATTAATAGCTTCCATTAAAGTCAAAGGAGCAATGGTTTTTACACCTTGCTTTTTAAGACCATCAAGAATATGACTAGTAAATTCCTTCACAATTCTATCAACAACAACAGCATCAAGAACAGGTGGATCTTTGTTCATCTTTCGCAGAGCAATGTTATATGGTGAAATATATTCTCCATCAACAAATCTAGGCTTCATCATAGGTGCAGCGTAAATCTCTTGCGGTTCAAAACCCAAGTTCTCTTTGAAAAAAGAGGGTAATGCATCAGACAACAAACTCTTCTTCAATCTAGAGTTCTTGTTAATACAAACAGCACCAGGTTCTTTACCATAATAAGTCAACTTACTGAACTGCTCATGGCAAAAGGGTGATTTAGGTATAGGGTTATCTAAATCAACACATATCATACCTTGCGATGCAATAGGCATACTCAAAGATTCCATTCTCTTAATACCTTCACAAATCTGTTCTTTACTAACTGACATAGCATAACCACGTCCTCCA